GATGGGTGCTAACTTGAGAGGTGCTGACTTGAGAGGTGCTAACTTGAGAGGTGCTAACTTGATGGGTGCTAACTTGAGAGGTGCTAACTTGATGGGTACTAACTTGCCTATTTTTTGCAAATGGGTACATAGCATCCATGAAGATAAAATAAGAATAGGCTGTCAAGTTAAAACAATTGAAGAATGGGATTTATTTTTTAATTCTGATGAAGTTTTTGAAACCGAAAGAAACACCGATGATTTTAAACGTATAGAAGCAGTTTACAATGCTTGCAAACATTACTTAATAACACTACAAAAATGAAAAATTTAATTAAAATACAGGCAGAGTTGAAATGTCCAAAAGGTTCATTCAACGCATTTGGAAAGTACAAGTATAGAAGTGCTGAACAAATATTAGAGGCTTTAAAACCTTTACTTAACAAATATGATTCATTATTGTTAATGTCAGATTCAATAGTTGAGATAGGTAATAAGTTATTCTTAAAGGCGACCGCTTATTTAACCGTTCAAGACCAAACAGTAGAAGTAAATGGTTACGCTGAAATGGGAGAACATAAAGGTATGAGTTCTGAACAGACAACAGGGACGGCATCAAGTTATGCACGAAAGTATGCTTTGAATGGTTTATTCTTAATCGATGAAACAGAAAGCGATCCTGACTCGAAAGCACCAACACCGAAACGCAAAGAGACAATCACAGACGAACGTTTACACGCTGCACTTGAAAAGATTAAGAAAGGAGAGTACACGATGGAGAAACTAAAAGAGAAATTTGAATTAACCGCAAAACAATTAGAGCTATGTTAAAAATTATGAGTAACGAGGTAAAAGAACAGCGAGCGCAAAGACTTTTGAATGTGTTAAAAAACGTACATGATAAAACAAAAGATGATTTTGTACAGATATACATTTCAAAAAAACATAACGTATCTCAGCAAACTGAGCTAAAAATAAGAAGTGAATTTTTGCAACACAAAAGAGATGGTAAAAAACATCTTTACAAGTGGAAAAGCATTAAGCCAAACATACATATGGCTCGTAAATTGTACGATTTTTTATATAAACAAGGTCAATCAAAAAACAAGAACCAAATTTATCAAAAGCCAAATGAAGTTAAACAAGAAACCTTAAAAAAAGAAATCAGTTTGTTTTGGGGTTTAATTAAAATCAAATACTAATGTTAATCAGATGCAGTTCACTACCGAAGATAATGACGGCGTCCCGCACTAAAGGGGCGCTATCAGAGACCGCAAAAAGCTACATTAAGTCAATTGCTAAACAAGACTACTTCGGTTACACTACTGAGTTAAATAATAAGTATGTGACTAAGGGAATACAATGCGAGGAGCAATCGATTGAACTACTTAACGATGTTCTATTCACTAACTACGAAAAGAACGAAGTACGTAAGTCTACTAATATTTTAACAGGAGAATGCGACATCTACACACCAGAGTTAATAATCGACATTAAAACCTCATGGAGCTTTGATACATTCCCTGCAACACCAAGCGATATTAACATTAAAGATTATGAGTATCAATTACGGGGTTATATGTATCTTTACAATGTAGAACGCGCTGCACTTGCTTATTGTATGGTCAACACACCAAGCGACTTAATCGGATACGAAAGCGAAGATTTACACCGTGTGCGAGATACACCGATTCAAAGCCTTGTAACGATGTTAACCATTGAACGTGACTTAGAACTTGAACAGGAAATGTTAGAACGTTCAGCGGCAGCAATTGAATATTATAAACAATACATAAATCAAATCAATGAAAAGAAGTATAGTTGACTTTAGCGACATACCTATCGATGAGATAAGGATGCGGTTAAAGTACCAAAAGAAAAAGTATAATGTAACAGAATGTGTAAAGGAAGCATTTAAAATAGCAAATAATAAAATAAAAGAAGATGAGCAAAAATGATTTAAAATTTAACGGAAAAATCACAAACATTTTAGAAGTGGTTGAAGTAGGAGCAGACAAAAAAATAGAGTTTGTAGTGACTGAAACAAATGGTCAATACCCTCAATCAGTGAAGTTTGGAATCTTTGGTACTGAGAAAGTAGATAAGTTCTTGCAGTATAACAAAGTTGACCAAGAAGTTGAAGTGTTATTTAACTTTAAAACCAATGAGTGGCAGGGTAAGTATTTCACGAACAATGAGGCGTGGAGAGTTAACAAAGTTCAATCAGAAGAAACACCTTTTTAACATGAAAAAGAAAGTAACCAGCCTCAGCGATTTGACTGAGGCTAAACGCCAGCAGGCAATCGAATATTACAAACACATAGCTCATGCAACAATGCTTTGTCAATCTGCTTTGCATTCCTTAGATGATGTGTCGGATAATATGTTTCACAAACGAGAAATAAAGCAAACAATAAATGCTTTTATTACAGGAGTTGAAAGATTCGCATCTACCTTTGTAGAAAACAACAACGAAACAATGGCGCAGACCTATTCCAATGTTATCAAACAAATTGATGAGTTTAAAGAAAATATTAATATCGAGATACAATGACAGCGAAAGAGAAATCAAGGGAGTTAGTAGATAAGTTTCTGTGTATAGAAGACAATGAAGATTTATTTTGCGATGAATGTGGAATGAGTGAAAAAGCTGCTAAATTATGCGCATTAATTGCAGTTGATGAGATATTAAACACAAACACATTACAAGATAGAAGTTGTGGATTTATACCATTATGTGAGAAACACACAAAGTATTGGCAAGAAGTAAAAAAAGAATTACAAAATGTATAGAGAGCAAGCAGAAAAATATTACAAAGGTCACAAGAACTACAAAAAAGCTTTAGCAGCAGGCATAGCAATGGATAACGCTTTAAAGCTTGAGTATACCAAAGGTGGTCACACAAATACACACTTTATGTTAAATAATTACTTAAAGTATTTTAGTTACGAAAAATTACCGAACACATGAAAAAGGACAACAAGAACCGCAACCGTTGGGTGATAGCGATAGCATTCGACATCGATAGGTGGAAGCGCAGAGAGAATAGAAAAGGAGTAATTAACGTAGGGCGCATGATTTGCAAAGCATATTATAATAAATACGATGACAACAATTAAAGAACAAATAGAAGAGTTAAAAGGGATGTTAACGGGTGACCTCTTTCAGGACGGGGATTTGATGCAGAAGATATACGAGTTGAAGAAACAACTTAACCCTGAGATTGAAACTAACCCTGAGTTAGATAACGATGATTTGGAAGAGTGCCTGTATTGTGGAAGTTAATTAAATAGTATTATGAAAGTAGAGTTATTAGATGTATTCGGGTCGGACGTTACGGTGTGTGACGTTGCCCGTGTAAGTTTTGACAAAAGAGCAGAACATTACACAACAGAACAAAACAATAGTTTATTGTCTTATTTGGCACGACACAGCCACTGGTCACCTTTTAGCCATCCCAAGGTTGTTTTTAGGTTGCAAGTTCCAATCTATGTTGAACGTCAATTAATCAAAACGCAGATAGGAGTTGAATACAATTCAATTAGTGGTCGGTACGTTGACTTCAGTGATACCTATACACTTATAAACGAATGGCGAACACAAAGCAAAGATAGCAAACAAGGCAGTGCAGAACCTTTGGACATGTACGGCCAGGAGGCTTGTAACGTTATCGAATATGAAGTAAAAGAGTTTTGTCAGAATGCCTATAAGAAGCTAATTGATTTAGGGGTATCAAAAGAACAAGCACGAACTATCCTACCTTTGAATCTTAACACAACAATGATTTGGACAGGATCGTTATACGCATTCATCAGACTATGTAAGCAAAGGTTGAAGTCAGATGCTCAAGCAGAAACACGTGAAATTGTTGCGGAAATGTTACGACAATTAAAAGAAAATGGTAACTTTGCAGAGTCATTAAAGGTATTTGATTTATGAACGAGTATTACATATCCTACGGTCACGTGGAAGGAAGGAGAGTTAAAGCGAACGCAGGCTTAGAAGAATTAGTTTTAGGAATACATAGCGAATCTAATGCTGGAAGTTGGGTAGAGTTTATAAGTTTTTTAGATAAAACCTTCTATGTTAAAGCAAGCGAAATTTATAGTATAGAACAGATATGAAACTAAGATGCATTGAAAAACACTTTGCCAATGTAACCTATGGTAAAGTTTACGACGTAGTAAAGCAAGATAAGAGTTACACGTGGATAGTTAACGACAAAGGAGATGAGCAACAATTTGATACAGTTGAATTATACTTTGAAGTAGTAACCGACAACGCTCCGAGCTATTACAACAACGATAACGGAAGCTTGTACTTATTTGCACACCAACATGGACTAAACGCATGGGAGGGAGATATTATCAAAAGAGTGGTAAGATGCAGGAAGAAAGGTAACTTTGTTCAAGACCTTGAAAAGACAAAATTTTTAATTGATTTATATTTGAAAGAATGGAAAGAGAAATAATCAACTGGGCAAAGGCTCGTAACTTAGACAACCCAGACAATAAGTTTCAACAACTTGCAAAGGTAATGGAGGAAGTAGGAGAGACATCAGCAGCAATACTAAAGAAAGATATAGCAGCTACAATAGATGGATTAGGTGATACTTACATCACTTTAGTGATATTGGCTAATCAAATGGGATACTCACTTGAAGATTGTGCTAAACGTGCCTTTAAAGTTATTGAATATCGAAAAGGAAAAACAATTAACGGTACGTTTATTAAAGAATAATTTGTATATTTGCATATCATATAATTAGTTTTAAACCCTTACATCAATTGGTGTAGGGGTTTTTTCGTTATCTTTAACCCCATGAATCTAATAGAAATAGCACAGCACCACGACGAATGGGTGCGCATCGTTAAGCGGTTCGGAGCAAAGACCGAAGCGGAAGACATTGTCCAAGATATGTACATTCGCTTTCACAAATACGGCAAAGGCCAAGTGATCACCAAGTCATTCATTTGGATCATGCTTCGTAACATCTTTTTTGACTACTGCAAACGAGAAATTTCAATGGTTGACATTGACCTCATGGTTGACCTATCAGAAGACGAAAACAACAAAACATATGAGATAGAGTTATACTATCAGAGCGTCGAAGAACAAATAAAAACATGGGAGTGGTTCGACCAACAATTATTTTTATTATATTTGCGAAGCGGTAAAAGTATGCGTGAACTAGAAAAGGAAACTAAGATATCTTTGACCTCGATTTTTCACACAATAAAAAAATGTAAAAGAAAACTTAAAATATGGCAAAAAGAGTATCAAAAGGATTTGGTGATACAGTAGCTAAATTCACAGAAGCAACAGGAATAGATAAGCTTGTTAACTTCATTGCTGGGGATGATTGTAATTGTAAAGAACGCCAGGAGAAACTTAACAAAATGTTTCCTTACAAGACACCTGAATGTCTTACAGAAGTAGAACACGAACAACTAACTTTTTTACTTCCTAAAATGACCGTAAGAGTTAGACCTTCAGAACAATTACAATTTCTAAAGGTGTACAATAGAGTATTTAAAACGAATGAGCAACCAACTTCATGCGCTTCTTGTTTGAACGACATGCTACGTAAGATGAAGCAAGTGTACAATGCTTATGAAGATAAAGGAGCTTTATTAGGGTAGTTGATTAACCAAGATTTTTTTCAAGATGGCAAACGGACACGGTGGTGCGAGACCAAACTCAGGAAACAAAACAAAGCAAGACTTTGAAAAGACAAATAATATATTCATAGCCGCTATAAAACAAGTTAAAGATGTTAATACAGACGATGAAGCTCGCATTGAATTAGCAAAAGATTTGTTAACGTTTGAACGTGGTAAGATATTTGTTTCTGAACATATCTTTGGTAAAGCAACAGAAAGGATTGAATCTGATGTAAATGTTACAGGGATGAATCTAAAAGATATAATTAGTTTTGGTAGTACTGAATCCGAAATATAAAGCATTTGCAAATGATAGTAGGTATTTCATTGTTACAGGTGGTCGGGGTAGTGGTAAGTCATATTCTATTAATTTACTTTTACTACTACTCACATACGAAACCAACCATGTTATCTTATTCACTCGTTATACCCTCACTTCTGCTCACGTCTCTATTATACCTGAGTTTATTGATAAGGTTGATATTTTAGGTAAGAACTCAGATTTTCATATTACCAAGGATGAAATAATTAATCTAAGAACAGGGAGTAAGATATTATTCAAAGGTATAAAAACATCGAGCGGAACTCAGACTGCTAACTTAAAATCATTAGCTGGTGTTACTACATGGGTACTTGATGAAGCTGAAGAGTTAACCGATGAAGATGTATTTGACAAAATAGATTATTCTATTCGACATAAAGAAAAACAAAATAGGGTAATACTTATTCTTAACCCTGCTACTAAAGAACATTTCATTTATCAAAAGTTTTTCGAGAGTAAAGGAGTTGAGGCTGGAGTCAATACAGTTAAAGGCGATACAACGTATATCCACACAACATATAAGGACAATATATCAAACTTATCTGAAAGTTTCTTAAATCAAATAAAAACGATAAAAGAAAGACGTCCAGAGAAGTATAAACATACAATACTCGGCGGTTGGTTAGATAAAGCGGAGGGTGTTATATATAACAATTGGAAGATAGGACCATTCAATAATGATAACGGGTCAGTATTCGGTCAAGATTACGGATTCAGTAACGACCCTACAACACTTGTAGAAACGTCAATAGACAAAACACATAAGATTATTTATTGTAAACTGCATATTTATCAGACCAATTTAGTAACATCAGAGCTTGCAAGGTTAAACAATCACTTCGCAAAAGGCGGTTTAATCATTGGAGATAATGCAGAGCCAAGGCTTATAACAGAATTAAAGCATCAAGGGAATAATGTAGTACCATGTGTTAAACATAAAATAACGGAGGGTATAGAAATGATTAGAGATTATGAACTAATTATTGATGAAAATTCCGTAGATTTGATAAAAGAATTAAATAATTATTGCTGGTTAGAACGTAAGAGTGAAACACCAATAGACAAATATAACCACGCATTAGATGCGTTACGTTATGCAGTTAGTTATCAGTTAAGTAACCCAAACAAAGGTAAATATGGAATTAGGTGAGAAAATGTTAAGAGAAAAAGACTCTATGTTTGTATGGCAAGTGTATGAAGGAGACATTTATAACAGCAAAACCGCATTAAAAAATATTGAAGATTTAATAATTCATTTAAATAACCTTAAAGAAAAGGGGTTTACTCATGTTAACACTGAAATTATAGGGATTAGGTTTTTAACTAAAAGCGAAGTATTATTGGAAGAAATAGAATATTTGAATAATAGAGTTGAACAATTAAAAAAAGAATTAGATGGAATCAGGTAAAAGTTTAAGACAAATGATTAATGAGAGCAGTGCAAAGGTTGCCGATGCTTACAAGGATGAATACGGAGATAATTGGAAGTTCCAATGCGTGGAGTCAATTGATAACGAAGTAGCGAAAGCTGAAGCAACTTTGAAGTATTGGAAGGGTGTTAAATCGAAAGTAATGCAAGTGAGATAACGAATTGTTAAGACCAACAAAACGATGAAAGTAGAAATAACATTTAAACATTACGATAATTCATGCGCTGATGGTTGTTGTGTTGATTACGGAACAGTAACAGAAGTAAATGGGGAAGAAGTAGAATCTTATAGTCAAAATATTGATACAATTCTTAAAGGTGTTCTTGAAAAGTTAGGTTACAATGTTACAATAGAAAATATTTATGAAGATTGAAATTGAAATACCTTCCACCCTATCTGAAATAAGTTTAGATAGGTATCAAAAGTACATGCTTACTCTTAACAACTCAGATGACAAAGAGTTTGTATTTCAGAAAATGATTGAAATCTTTTGCGGTCTTGAATTGAAGGAAGTTGTTAAAATGAAAGCATCAACCGTTATAGAATTGGTGCAACATTTCAATAAGATATTCAACGAAAAGACAGCCTTCAAACATAGATTCAAATTGAATGGGGTTGAGTTTGGATTCATTCCCGACCTTGAAGAAATATCCTGGGGGGAGTACATCGACATAGAGGCTAACATTGGGGACTTTCAAAATATACACAAAGCTTTAGCAGTAATGTACAGACCGATTGTAAAAGACGTTAAAGGAAAATATGAAATAGAACCTTACAAGGGCGATTTAAGTTACTCAGAGGTTCTAAGATACGCACCGTTGGATGTTGTGTTACCTGCATCGGTTTTTTTTTGGACTTTAGGAATCGAATTAATAAGCAGTACTCTGTCCTCTTTGGAGAAAATGAAGAACAAAACCCGTATAGCGAGAATGTTCAGTTCAGCAAACAATGGGGATGGTATAGTTCAATCTATCACGTTGCTCAAGGAGACATTAGAAGATTTGACGAAGTTACAGCGCTGGGACTTCATCAGTGCCTAACTTTTTTAACGTTCGAACAACAAAAAAGTAGAATCGAAGTTAATCAATTAAAGAAGTCACATGAAAAACTACTATAACCTATCTACTTTATTACACGATAGTATACTTGCTGACCCATTAGTGAATAGAGTAACTAAGGGAAGTTTGGATAAGATTACGAATGCTAAACAGGATATGTACCCACTGTGCCACATAATCTTTAACGATGTAGCATTTAGAGGCAATACAACGGTATATAACATATCATTGGTTATGATGAGTATAGTTGACATTAGCAAAGACGATGTAGTTGATATATTCAAGGGTAACGATAATGAGGACGATGTTTTAAATACTACTTTAAGTATACTTAACAGGATATTTGAGAGGGTTCGACGTGGTGATATTAGTGATTTAGGGTATGAAGTGTTAGACGACACAGCAAGTTGTGAACCTTTTGTGGATAGGTTTACCGATGCGGTTGCGGGTTGGACTATGACCTTTGACATATTAGCACCTAACGAAATGACTATATGTTAGCAGATTTAAGGGAGTCGGGTTTACAGGAGGCGTTGGATAAATTCAAGTCTTCCGTAATTAAGCAAGCACGCACAAATTTAACGAAAGGACGCGCGCCGTTTGGCTCGCACAACAACACACGAAAGCTTTACAACTCTTTGAAGGGTCAAGCAAAGGTTTATGCTAAGGGATATTCGTTAAGCTTTGAGATGGAGGAGTATGGATTTTATCAAGACAAAGGGGTTAAGGGTAAACGGTCAAGCTCAAGAGCACCGAACTCACCTTATAAGTTTGGAAGTGGCAAAGGTGCAAAGGGAGGATTAACAGAGGGAATACAACTATGGGTTAAGGCGCGTAAATTTCAGTTCAGACAACGTGACCCAGAAACAAAGAAGTCAACAGGTAAATTTTTATCGTACGAATCAACAGCATGGATAATTACACGTTCAATCTACGCAAAAGGGTTAAGACCTACTTTGTTTTTTACCAAGCCATTCGAGGCAGCTTACAAACGTTTACCTCAAGAATTAGTCAACGATTTGAAAATAGATTTAGAAAAGATATTTAACTACTCAATTAAACAACCGAAATGATTAGAGCAAGGTCACCGTATATTATTAGTATCAATGAAACAAGCCAAGTTAGTACACGAATAGAGTTATTTATAAGTGCAACGACGTTTAGTGGCACACCACAATATAACTTAAGTAAGGCAATTCCCGCATCGAACGCCCCAACAACTTACTATGATATTGCACCTTATATACGTGAGTACTTTGACCATAATTATTATTCAAACATCACATCGTTAACATCTACTTATCTTAGTATTCAAAAACTAAATGTAAGAATAAAGAGATATAAGACTGTTGGAGCTACTGAGTCATTGATTGATACAATAGACGAAATAGCAACGGATGGATATTCAGAGTTTTCAGATGGTACAAACTATAATGGTGGTGATTACTTATTGGACGAAAAAACATACTACTATCATAGTGGGTCAAACGCTGGATTTATATTGGCACGTGTTCAAACAGGGGATAAGGTAAGATGGACAGACCCAGAAGGTGTGACTTATTTAAGTTCATCGCTAACTCAAGGTTTCTATTATTTCCCTCGTGCGTATAACAGTAGGTTTACAGAGCAATGGTTAACACAAATAATTGATTCGGGTAGTTCAGTTCAAGCTACGTGGACATTCAAGCCTGTTGAAGAGTGTTTGTATACACCCGTTAAAGTTGACTTCATAAATAAGTACGGGGCTTTTCAAAGAGAGTTTTTCTTTAAAGCTTCGAACGATAATATCGAGGTGACAAATAAGGATTATAACTTAATGCAACCGTATGATTATAGTTTGACGGGTGGACAACGTACGACGTACAATCAAAACGGTATACAAAGTATTAAGGTCAATTCAGGATGGGTTGAAGAGGATTTTAAGGACAACTTAAAGCAATTGATGTTAAGTGAAAAAGTGTTGGTAAATGAAAAGCCTGCTATCCTTAAAACAAAGTCGATTGAACTAAACAAGTCGATTAACACAAAACAAATAAATTATAGTTTAGAGTTTGAATTTGCTTATGATTTAATTAATAGCATTGTATAGATGAGAAAAGTAGACGTATATATTGAAGTGATCGCGGATTCAAATAACTATGAAAAGTTAGAGTTATTCAATGATGAGGAAATACAAATAAATAGTTCGATACAAAACGTACAGGATTTAGCAAAGGTGTACACTGACTTTACGCAATCGTTTACTATTCCTGCTTCACCGCATAACAATAGGTTGTTTGAACACTTTTATCAATCTGACGTGGATGCAAATGACAATCCTAACATAAGACGAAATGCATTTATCGAGATAGGTACGATTCCATTTAGGAGTGGTAAAATATCAATCGAAAGTTCTAACGTTGTAAAGGGACGTGTTGAAAGCTATTCAATAACTTTTTACGGCGATTTAACGAGCTTAAAAGATAAGTTCGGGGATGATACATTGAAGGATTTAAATTTAAGTTCATATGGTCATACTTATAATGGTTCAGAAGTAAGAACACGGTTGACATCTGCAACAAGTTATGATATTCGTTACCCGTTGATTTCATCGAGTAGACTTTGGAGTTATGGTGATGGTTCAAATACGGATATAAGCAACACAAATTATCCTATTGTTTACGATGAATTATTTCCATCTTTACGTGTTAAGAAAATATTTGAAACAATACAATCAAAGTATGGTGTAACGTTTAACTCTAATTTCTTCAATCAGAAGTTATTTACAGAATTATTCTTATTGCTTAAAAATAAAAAGTCATTTAAAGAAGTTTTCTCAGTTGAGTTAGATTTTATTAGTGGGACTCAAGTAAGTAGTACGGCAACTTACAATTTAACCAATAATACAATGGTAAAGGTTTCGGGACAGTTCACTATTAAAATAACTCATTCAACAGTTGAAAGGTATTTTTTAGATGTTTATTTGGATGGTAAATTTGTAAATACATTTGCTGCATACACATCAGTAGGCACAGGAGGTGTTCCCGACCAATTCCCATTGGCAAATAGCACAGGAAATTATACATTTAGATTACGTTCAAACGTTCCGTTAACAAGCGCATCGCCTTTAATTGTAGTCTTAGGAGGCGGAAGTATTTCCACAAATACATATATAACGTGCGCTAATGTTACAACTACAAATTTTTTAAATCCAACTGACCATGTACCTGACATTAAGATAGCTGATTTTTTAAGTGGAATATTTAAAATGTTTAATCTAACATGTTATGCTACTTCGGTAGGTAACTTTCAAGTTGAACCTTTGGATGATTGGTACACAAAAGGAGCGGTTATTGATGTTACTGAATATATAGACACAGACGAAATAACAATAGAACGCCACAAGCTTTACAAAGAAATATCTTTTAATTACGAGAAGTCAGAAAGTTTTATCAATAAAGAATATGATTCAAGATTTGCGCGTGAATTTGGAAGTGTAAAAGAATCGTTTCCAAATTATGATGGTGGTGAATATAAAATAGATGTTCCATTTGAAAATATATCGTTTACAAAAGAAGATATAACAAACGCTTTAGAGCCTCCAAGGGCTTTTATATTAGATACAATAAACTCAGTTGAAAGCTATGACAATAAGCCTATACTTTTGTATTTAGATGCTTTAAAAACAGGTGTTGCTTTTTGGTTTAGTACAGGTGATACGGTAACACAAAGGACTCAATATATGCCTTTGACAAATCAGTTGACATATAACAATGCTTTATATTCTAATCACTTTTCAGTAGAGGGTAGTGCGTTTAATGGAACATCAATAAACAATTCATTATATTTAAATTATTACGATAGCTATTTAAAAAACCTATACAACCAAAAGAACAGATTAACCAACGTTAAAGCATTATTCCCTATTTCATTGCTTACAAGCTTAAAGCTAAACGACAGGTTAATTATTCGTGACAAACGTTATATCATTAATGAGATGAAAGTTAACCTTACGACTGGTGACGTTGATCTATCTTTGATTAATGATTTTAGAGCAGTATCGAATATTAACATCCCTGTTCAAAGTGCTTTGGGTGGTATTATTGAAGTGCCGATAATTGTTCCGAATGGAGCTACTGAAACATCTATTACATTTGACGACCCTACTTACACTGGTGTTACTTTTATTTCGACAGAAAACGAGCTGTTAAGTTTTATAGTTAGTGCAAACACAACAGGATTACCAATTAGCAAAAACTTTTTACGTGACGGACAACTTTACACAACAATTTATCAAGATGCTTAATACAATTATACAACTATTGAAGTCGAATGACTTTTACGGACAAAGCGAGATTATCGACATCGCTAAAGGAAAATATAAACTTACAACTTCTGTACGTGAAAGCTACAAACAAGCGAAAAGAGAGTTATACTTAAAACAAGCTGAAAGATGGCAGAGAAAAAAATAATTGAATTAGAGGTTAAAAACAATTTAGGTTCGCTTAAATCACAGCTTAGAGAGGCGCAAGCTGAAGTAGCAAAGTTGTCGGAACAGTTTGGTGTAACTTCTAAAGAGGCAGCTAATGCAGCACGTAGAGCAGCGGAACTAAAAGACCAAATAGAAGATGCGAAAGCCTTAACGGATGCGTTTAATCCTGATGCTAAATTTAAAGCTTTATCTTCTACATTAGGAGGTGTTGCAAGTGGTTTTGCTGCCTATCAAGGGGCTTTGGGTTTGATTGGTGTTGAAAGCAAAGAAGTTGAAGCGCAACTTTTAAAAGTTCAAAGCGCAATGGCTTTAGCTGAAGGATTACAATCTTTAGGAGGTTTAAAAGATTCAATGATTGCTTTGGCATCTGTTGTTAAAAACCAAGTTGTCACAGCATTTGCAACGTTAAAAGGTGCAATGATGGCTACGGGTATTGGTTTAGTTATTGCAGCTATTGGTACTGCTATTTATTTAATGGATCAGTACAACGATGAAATAGAAGATAATATCCAAAAGCAAAAAAGATTAAATGAAGAAAATAAAAAATATGCTGAACAATTAGGTCAAGTTGCTGAGGCAAGACAAAAGGAACGTAACGCATCAAAAGGTGGTTTAAATGATAAGGAGAGAGAGTTACAATTATTAAGAGCAAGAGGTGCAAGTGAGCAAGATATTTACAAAAAAGAAAAAGAAATAATAAATAAAAGAATATTTGACCAAAATGTTTTGTTAAACACTTTTATTGGAAATAATGCTGCTGAAAGGCAAAAAAGATTAGAAGCTCAAGAGAATTTAAAAAATTTATATGCTGAGTCTAAGTCTTTAGATGCGTCTTACAATAGACAATTAAGAGAGAACCAACAAGAAACAATAAAAAATGCACAAGAACAAAGAGAAAAAGCAAACGAAAAAAGATTACAAGCTGAAAAGGATTTCTATGACAATAAAGCAAAGATGCTTGAAGAAGCTGAAAATATAAGGTTAAAACCTATAAATGTTGAAAATCAGTTAAAAAAAGAAAGAGAAAGAGAGCAAAGAAAAAAAGATTTAATAATACAAATAAACAAAGAAACAAACGAAGAGTTAGTAAAAGATTTAAATAAAAGAATAGAAAAAGAAGAACAACTTGAGCAACAAGCCAAAGAACAAAAGATACGAATGGCAGGTCAAGCATTTAGTATTATTCAAGGCGTTGCTGACTTATTCGCTCAAGGTAATGAAGAAGACCAACGTAAAGCATTTCAACTAAACAAAGCGGTTAACATTGGACAGGCAATTATGAATACTGCTCAAGGTGTTACAGCTGCGTTAAGTGGAGGGGGTAACCTTGGTAAAGTGGCAACGGGTTTAAACTTTGTTGAGGCTGGGTTAATAGGAACGATAGGAGCTTTGAACATTGCAAAGATTGCTAACACACAATTCCAAGGTGGTGGAGATAGTGGCGGAGGCGGTGCAACAGCTACACCAACCGCACCACGAACACCAAGCTTTGATATTATACAAGCACAGCCACAAATGCAATTAGGAGCATTGCAACAACAACCCGTTAAAGCTTATGTAGTGAGTGGTGAAGTGTCAACAGCGCAAGCCTTAGATCGTAATAGGGTAAGAAATGCAACATTTTAATCAATTCTAAGTTATAAAGATATGCAGAACATAGAGCTAACAATTAAGGATGATGAGCAAGGGGTTTTCGCAATTTCATTAGTCGACAGGCCTGCCATAGAAGAAACGTTTATTTTCTTAAGTGAGATAAGTGTAGAATTGAAAGTAACCAACGATGAGAAACGTGAAGTTGTAGGATTGGCATTAGTTCCTAACAAACAGATATACAGACGTATACAAGACAAAGAGTTTACGATTTCGTTTAGTGAAGAGACCATAGCAAAGGTGCAAGAACTTTATCTTAAAAAGAATTATAATAACAACGTAACCGTTGACCACGAGCATAGTGTTGAGGGTGTGAGTTTGATTGAGAGTTGGATCGTTGAGGATGAGAAATTCGATAAGTCTAATCTTTACAACTTAAATGCGGTTAAGGGGTCATGGGTTGTTAAGATGAAAGTTTACAATGAGGAGGTGTGGCAACAAATCAAGGACGGTAAATTCAAAGGATTTAGTATCGAGGGTAAGTTTGACGGCTTAGACCAATTGCAAGCGGAAAGTCATGAGGACATAGTAAATGAAATAAAGGAACTTTTAAAACAAATATAAAAATGGGAGTAACAATAATTGACAACACGCAAACTATTAACAACGCAACTTGGAAGGTGCAACCTGATGTGTTGACGTCTGAAAGCGGAATAGTAAAAGAAAACGGAACTATCCATTACATTGATGGTAAGTTAAAATACCATGTTGACGGCTCGATTAAAGAAGTAGGAGTTGGACAGGATTACGGAATTACTGTATTAGATAAGATTACAGCCGTGCCAAGTTCACCAACGATAGGAGATAGGTATTTATACGCATCAGGAACGTATGCAGGAGTGATTGAATGGGATGGTACTTTTTGGGCTTATGTATTGCAAAATTCAGCAGCAACAGTTGGTACATTAGTAACAGCGGTTAAAAATAATACTACTTATCGTTGGAATGGTACAAGTTGGGTAACGTACACGCAACAAAAAGTGATTGACCTAAGTTTGTCACGTAAAACTGATTCTTACACATTAGTAGCTGCTGACAACGGACAAGTAGTTGAAATGAATAAAGCAACGGCTAACACTTTGACTGTACCTCAAAACATTTTTACAGCAGGTCAACAAGTTTTAATAACACAATACGGAGCAGGACAAACAACAATTGCAGCGGGTTCGGGTGTAACGTTAAGAAGTGACGGTGGCAAATTGAAAATCAATAGCCAATATTCGAGTGCTACTATTTTGTTTATCTCCGCAACGGAGGCTTATGTATTCGGAAATTTAGCATTATAATGAGCTTAATACCTTCGTTTATAAGGTTTAAAGAAGTCACTACCGCATTGGATAGTGACTCTTTATTTTTACAACCTATTGATTCAGATATACCTAAAAAAGTATCGTTGTCAAATTTCACGACCTATTTAGGTGATGAGGATAACGGTATTCTATTTGGTGGCACGGGTGCAGATGAGGACGTTTATAAGATTACAGGAGGTGTAGGCACGAGTATTAATTCAGACATATACAATTTATGAGCGATATAACAAAACGAATAATAATTAAAAAAGGTAGTGGTATTGCAACCGTACCAAGTAGCTCAGACCATAGGGACGGCACGTGGTTAGCTACGGATATTTACATCGGTGAATTCTACATGAATACTGTTAACGGTAAGATATACACACGTACAGCAAGTGGTATAGAAGAGATTATTTACGATGTAGCAGACTTTGAAGTATTAGCAAATAAAGCGACTGATTTCACTGCTATAAACAACACTAAATATCCAACTACTCAGGCAGTAGAGAATCAAATTGATGCTAAATTATTAGCTGAAAACTATTGGATTGTAGGAAGCGCAGAAATTGCAAGGGGTTACAGAGCGCAACACAACTCAACAACCGTATTAGCTGAAAATATTGCAACAGGAACACTACAAGGTACAGCAACAGCGGTGGCAGTATCAACAACATCTATACAAACTAAAAAAACACGTTTAAAAATAGGTGTTTCAACACCTGCGTTAAATGGTATTTGTGGTTATAGGTCAACAAGTGCGTTTAACATTGTGGGAACAGGTTGGAAAATGGCAGTTGCTTTTGGTATAAGTGATACTGGTTTTAACACATCCGCTCGTCAATTTTATGGTATGACAGCAACAACAGCCTCTTTAGGTTTGTCTTCTACTGTTACAGTTGAAAGTTTGTTAAATATTATTGGTGTTGGTTCGGATGCTTCTGACACTAATTTACAAGTATTTCATAACGATGGGTCAGGTACTGCTACAAAAATAGACTTAGGCTCAAACTTTCTTGCAAATAGAACAAGTGGGGCGGTTGCTACTGATTTCTTTGTGTTTGAAATGTACAACCCTTTTGATTCTATGAATGTATATTACAAAGTTACTTCTTTAGAAAACAACGTAACAGTTGAGGGTACTATCACAACTAATTTACCAAGTGATACAACGCCAATAACTATTCAAGCTTGTAGAACGTCGGGAGCATCTTCAAATGCTTGTAGCTTTGATATTAGTCAATTAACTTTAAATTGTTTATCATGATAGAAGTAATACAAGAAGTAAGAGGAGCTTATACTTATGTAGAAAGTAGCTACTTAAACATAATAAAAGTAGGTAGTGAAGTTTTGAACGCTGATGTAGCAACAGAAATAACAGCTCAAGAAACTATCATAAATGATTATATCTAATTTACAACAAAGACCCTAAAAAAAGGTTATTTAATTATGAATGAAGTCAAGTACATTTTAGAGCAAATCAGGAAGACCAAAACAATAGTGCTAATTATAATCCTACTTGCCTTCATTCTTTTTTATTACAAGTCTTTAGTTACTCAAGTAGTGATAACCAAAATAGAGAAAGTTGACGAAGTAAAAAAAGACATAACTAATAATGTTTTGATTCAACAAATGTTAAATGACTTGATGTTGAAATACAAAGCGGATAGGGCGTATATCTTCCAATTTCACAACACTATTAAATACTACGACGGCACTCATAGAAACCACCAATCAATGAGTTTTGAAGTGTGTAACAATGGTGTAAGCCCTGAAGCACATAACTTACAAAACATACCGGTTAGTTTATACCCATTGTTCTTGCAACAAATAATGTTAGAACGTATGAACTATTGCGACGTAAAGGAAATACAAGAACATACAACAAAATCGGAGTTGTTAAGACAAGGCGTTAAGTCTATTTGTATTGCGCCGTATTTTAAGAATGGAAACTTTGTGGCTTACATTGGTATTGACTATGTGAAAAAGGGAATGTGTAAGGATATAGATTTTAGAGAATTTAAACAATTTACAAACGAAATAGGAACAATTTTAATGTTATGAGAAAAGGAGGTAAAAAAGGTTGCCAATGTAAAGATGGCACGTACAGCAAAGAATGTTGCGATGGTCAATCACAAGGGATTGGAAGCACTGAGCAACAAGTAGTAAGTAACGTAACCCACACTATTCAAGTACGGGAAATTACAACAGAAAGAGGTTAATTAAGTTATTAAAGAAAAACGTTTATGAATAAAGAAATAAAAGATGCGTTGAAAACTATCAAGACATTCTTAGGAATGGAAGTGAAGTTAGAGCAAATGAAATTGATTGATGGTAACACGGTTATCGAAGCGGACTCTTTCGAGCCTGGTGCAAGTGTTATGATTGTAGTTCCTGAGGGCGAACCAGTACCATTGGAAGTTGGAAAGTACGAACTTGAAGACGGTAGACTATTGGTAGTCGAAGAAAAAGGTATGATTGCTTCAATTGAAGAGATGCCAAAAGAAGACGTTGAGGAAGAGATGCCAGTTGAGGCTGATGTGACTCCTGAAGTTGAAGTTAAGCAACCTAAAAAAGTTGTGCAAATCACTGAGCAACACTTCGCAGAAATGAAGGCTAAAATTGAAGAGCTTGAAACTAAGTTAGCATCAATGACTCCTGAAGTAGTTGAAGAACAACCAACGGACGTAATCGAATTTAGCGCAGAACCGAAACCGATTCAGTTCAACCCTGAGAACGTACAACCAATAGAGAAAATTGATTTAGCAATTAACACGCCTAAATCGTTAAGAGATAGAATTTTAGAAGAAGTATATAACAACAAATAAACAAATAAAAAATGGCTACAACAGTTAACATTTCAACTTCATATGCTGGACAGGATTCTAAGCTATGGGTAAAAGCTGCATTATTAAGCGGTAACACATTGGCAAATGGAGGTATGACTATCATTCCTAACATTGCTTACAAAACAACAATGCAGAAATTAAGCACGGATGGTCTTTTAAAAGATGCAACGTGTGACTTTACTGCACTTTCTACTGTAACACTTTCTGAAAGAAGTTTGACTTTAGAACCATTTCAAGTAAATTTACAATTGTGTAAGAAAGATTTTTATGCAACTTGGTCTGCTGAAGAAATGGGATTATCTGCTAATAAAGTTTTAGCTAAATCTTTTGTAGATTATTTCTTGGCTTATATTACTGAAAAAGTTGCTGAATCAGTTGAGGTTTCTATTTGGAGAGGTGCTAACGGTACAACAGGTCAAATTGATGGTATCATGACTTTGTTAACTGCTGACGCTGCTTTACCAACTGCAAACGAGGTTGCTGGTACAACTGTAACATCTTCAAACGTTGTTGCTGAATTAGGTAAAATTGTAGATGCAATTCCTGCTGCTTTGTATGGTGCACCTGACTTGAAAATTTACGTTTCTCAAAACATCGCTAAGGCTTATGTTAGAGCGCTTGGAGGTTTCTCAGTTGCGGCTACA